GATATAATGTTGTTTCCATAAAGAAGGCTTCCAGCTACAGGTTCGCGGATGCCATCAATATCGACTGGTGGTGCCGCTACGAATGCAATGATGAAACAAATGGCTGCAGCAAGGAGACACGGAATCATCAGTGTTCCAAACCAGCCAACATAAAGACGATTATTAGTACTGGTTACCCAGTCACAAAAACGCTCCCAGGAGTTCTGAGAGCGTGAAGCTGCAATAGCAGTCATAAGTAGTTAGTCAAGTCGTGTTACTTTGACTCGTCCAACTCCGGTGCCAGTGAAGCCGATAGCATCAGCCGCACCTTTACTGAGATCAATTTCACGACCAGGAATAAAAGGTCCACGGTCATTAACCCGTACAATGGCACACCGTTGATAGCAGACCTTTAGTCGTGTACCAAACGGGAGTGTCTTGTGCGCTGCAGTAAGGGCATTCTGATTATATCGTTCACCATTAGCGGTAAGGTTTCCATGGAAGCCAGGACCATACCAGCTACTGATGACTGACAGAGTAGTTAGAAGAGGAATCATAATAATAAAGCGAAGAACTTTAATATTGATTACTCCTACTACCCGTTAACTCACTCGCAGAATCAACGGGCTGTGCGGTTACTTTTTCTTACCGCCGCCTTTGTGACCTTTCTTTCCGCAAGACATTAGAATACTCCAGGGATAATTTGACCAGTTACTGCATAAGCGCCAACAGCAGCAATGAAGCCCAGCATAGCCAGACGACCATTAAGAAGCTCAGCACGTTCGTTATGAGGCACGATGTAATCTTTGTCGGTGTACATAGGTGGTTCCTTAGCCCAAATGTTAGTGTCGTTCATTAGTAGTTTAGATCAGATCGTTCAAGTTTAGCAAACACATCTTGTCGGTATGCAGGGTCACGATCATAGCGAGGATCTGACATAGCTGCAACCACCTCAGCTTGTGAACGGAAGACATCCTTACTGCTACCAGCAGGCTTGCCTTTAAACAGTTGTCCTTCAACTCCCATAGCTTCAGTGTATTTAGATTTGAGTGCTTCAACAGCGAATGAAATAGCATCGTAGTTTCCACTAGCGATAACATTATCATAACGCTGGATGTCTTGAGGTGACAGGTTTTCAGATGCCCAAGCAATCATTTCTTGGTAACCTTCATCACCACCAGCAATACCACGAAGTTCAGCAACTTCAGAGTCACTGATGTCTTCAGCAATAGGCTGATTATCTTCGATCTGTTTCCGGTATTTAAGATACTCTACTGCAACTTCAGCAGGATTCATCTTAGCCAGTTGTTCCTTTGTCTCGTTGGATAGCTCACCATTTTGAGCATCTTGCCAAAGAGCATCCAGAATACTTGTTGAATCTTCTTCAACATATTCTGATTCATCATCGGTGGTATCCTCGTCGGAGGATTCATCTTGACGAGAACCAAGTTTAGATTGGAGTTCGATGTAAGCTTTTTCTAATGCTTCAGCATCTTTAAACTTACCAGCGAGAAGCTGTTGCTCTTCAGCAGCAGCAGCCTCTCCAATGGCAAGAGCTTCTTGCTCAGCTTCATTGAACTCAGGTTGATCCGCAGGGGTGGGATCATACGTCAGAGTTGCCATGTGCAGTAGTTACTTTAAGATTTCCAAGACCAACTTTTGTTACGTAGTTGGGTGAACGGCCAAGAGTGGGTGTACCAATCTTATCCTTGGGTTCGTACTTATTTGGTTTAGCAGTCTCTACCTTAAGTACAGGTTTTTCAGTAGGTGGATGTTCTACTGTGCGGACATCCCTTTCGGGTTCAACTTGTGAGGATTTACGCCGGCTGTTGCGGCTGGTTTGGTTGCTCATTAGGTTGTGGATATTTAGATGGATCGTTTACAGGAGCAGATGCTAACTGACCAGCTTGCTTCACCAGCTCCATTTGTTGCTGTTGTTGCATAGCTGCTTGTTGTTCTGCTTGAATATCCTGCATGGATTTCACAAGGTTGAGTACATCAATACCTTGTGCAGCAGCCAGACGCTTGATAACCTCTTCAGGATTAACGAACGTTTGGATCGCTTCCGGACCCATTGTTTGTGCAATAGTTGTCAAGAAAGAACCAAGACTTTCTCGATCTTGTCCTCGACCAAGTGCATTGATACCAGCCACAATAGTAGGCTTGACAATACCTTTAGGGATACGAGGAATCTCACCAGTCTTCTGGAATACAGAAAGTTTACGGTTAAGATATGGAACAAGGAAGTCTACAGTGAGCATACTAAATAGACCACCAAGTTGTTGCTCAAGTTCTAGTTGAGTCATCCGTACTTCTTCAGCAGTTGTACGTTCTGACTGGCGAACATTGAGAATAAGGAAGGCATCAGACAAGCGACGTTCAAGTTGAAGTGCCATCTCATAGGCAGTTCTGAAGTCAGCTGTCTTACCAACCTGAACAACACCAATGTCATCAGGTCTTCCTTGAACGATCGCACCGTTGCCTGCAGCGGCCAGCGTCTGCGGTTTGGTGGTGCTTGAGGGTGACACTACGAAGACGACCTTAGCGGCTGCTGCAGAGCCTTCTACGAGTGCCTGAGAGAGTGCTTCAAGTGAACGCAGATCTCCCATAAATTCTTCTACACGACCCCGACCATACATCTCTCCATCAACAGAGTTGAAGCGAAGAGCTAGCCAGGGACTTGCATCAACAGGTGCCTTACCAAAGGACTTAGGAATAACGATGTCATCAACTTCTTGATGCCACACATAACGATTGTTGTCACGACGTACGTGTGTGTAGATGTCTACTTCATCACGATCACCACGCTTGTCTCTTGCAACATCATTAGGTTTAGGTTCAGGAAGAATGCCTTCAAGAAGTTTCTTAGATACTCGTTCTTTGGTTACAATTTCAATGACGTTACCATCGCCATCTCGGTCTACAACGTAGCGGTTAAGAGGATACAACCGAAGCCCATCTTTGCCCATATAAATCAGAGCATTACCAGCAACAACCAGATGCTTCAGTGCTTGGTGTACGACGACACGATCATCACTAGCAGCAATGGATTCCATAATGGTGCGCTCGATCTTAGCAAATGCAAGATCAAGTTCTGATTTAATACCAGGTCCGTATTCTTGACCAAGCATTGTTTCATCCACTTGAAGCTTAAAGAAGCTAGTTTGTGGAGGAAGCAGTGCAAGCATCAGTTTAGCAGAAAGAGTGACTACACCTTTAGCACCAACACTCTGCCAAGGAGATGGCAAAGATTTGGCTGTTTTGTAGGACTCTTCATCATCACGGATTAGGTAAGGCAGCGTAAGTTCAGCCGCTCTTTGTGCTACGTTGAGATATTGAGTGCGATCACCGTACAATAAATCATAACGTTCTTTAGCAGACATTAGATTGTCAAGCCTCCATCAAATGTCGGAGCAAGACGTGGGATCCTAGCAAGCGTATTACCGAGAGCCATAGCAGGGAGACCACGACGATAATCTCTACGCATCTTTCTAAAGCCTTTACGCGCTCGGATAGCATTCGGATTTGTTGCTATACCGAGTGATTTAAGTTGCAGCGGACCCATTTGATCAAACTGTGAACTCAGTTGGTCGAACTCTGTTTGCAACATATCTTCCAAACCAGTCATATCAAATGCTGGTTGCTGCATTGCAGTCAAAGCATCCATCATGGATTGGAAGTCAAAAGCATCACCAGCAGCAGCAGTAGTGGTAGGGGTGGTGGTTCCATCTCCAGCGGTAACAGCAGTGGTATCACCAATAGCAGCAGGAGCGACCATAGGTTGCACAGCAAGCCGACCACCAGGTTTAATCCGTGTACCACCCATCATTAGTCCAGTACCGGGTACACCTGCTGACCCACCAACCATTTGTCCCTTAAGCATCCGGCCAGGAGTATCGGGAGTACCCAACATGCTTTGAATGGTCTGGCCAATCTTACCACCACCAAAATCAGGTTGTTGATAACCAAGCATCTGAGGAGTAGCTTTCCCTAGTTGCTTAATTATTTGGTTAGCAGCACCAGAATTTAAACTAACACCTTCTTGACCTTGGTTTTTAAGATTTTCGTTTAGCTTATCAAGTTGTTTGACGACTTGAGCCATGGATTTACCAGTTGACTCAGTAATACTAAGCAATTCAGATTTGGAAATACCACCTTCAGCGGCGTCACGAAGTTGGGATCTTACACCACCGCCATCTTTTTTCTTTTTCTTGTCCTTAGCCATTGTTTTCTTCGTTGAGTTGATGTTGGATCCACTCGACCACAGAACGTTGGCCAGAGCGGTACATTATTTTTTCGATGGAATCATCGGGAGTGGGTGTGGTGGATGGAAAATTCTCCTCCAGTTGTTGGAGAAGAACGTTAAGCTGAAGTCCGGAGACCTCAAGCATATTGAGGGAGATTGGGGTTTGCATGTTCAAAGAAAGCAGGCATTCGTGCTCGACGTGTGTCAGAAAGTTCAGGTGCCTTACCTTGATACATCAGACTATCGCTGGAATCCAGCCAAAATTTTTTGTCTAAATATTTATTGGAGGTATTTTTACCTAGTGGCTCAAGCACCCAATTAATGGTTGCCTTCCTGAGCTTATCGAGAGAAGGACTCCAATTGAGACCAAGCTCAGTAGCCACCAGGCTATTTGCTGCAACATGGACTTGTTCATCACGACTAATGTCAGCACTTACTGTTCGGAGACCAGCATCACCGTTAAATCTGAAGAATGGGAGGAGCACGAAGAAAATTGCACGTTCGGCAACAAGTGCTTTGAGGATTGTGTGATCTGGATGAGCAACCCAGGCATCGCGTAGTTTCTTGGCTTCGGCTTCAGCTTTTTCATCAGTGCCGATAGCGTTGGCGATGTAACCGAGAGCAAGGTCGTGGTTCTCTTCGTCCTTGATATTGGACAAAAGGAGATCCCTTGCCACTTCCGGAATTTCATTTTTGATAGCATCCTTGATGAAGTCGCCAACAGGAAGTTCCATATGACGAATAGCCAAGGCACGGTAGATAGTTTCTTCCGCGCCTTCTGCAAGTTTACCAGCAGTGGTCTGAACTGGTGACCACTTGCGTTTACGATTCAATAGTTTTTGATAAGGGTTCATTCGCCGCAATTACAATCAGGAGCAGGATCATTAAGAAGAGACTCCAGGTATGCGTCAACGTCACCTTCATCCAACGCTGCATAAGCATCAGACTTATCTTGAACGTCGCCCATTACCTGAAGCGAATAGTAAAGAGAAGTCTGTGGACTTGCCAACCAATCTTCGATGAATTGCTCATCATAGGTAACCACATCTGACCAGCTGTTAAATGAATAACCATGCAACAGTCCAGTCTTATCAAGCAGGGTAATGATACCATCACACACTGCTTTGTAATCCTCCCAGCCAACTTCTGACGCGATCTCAACAGGACCGTAGTCAAAGCTCTGGACGCCAAATGTACCGCTATCACGGTCTACCTGACGGGCAATGGGAGGGGCGATCTCAGGGCAGGTGGTGTACCCATCAAGATCAGTATAACGGTAGCTACAGGACGCTGTAGGAGCAATAGCGAAGGCTCGATCCATATCATTGAATCGTGCTACCTGAGCAGCTGCTTTGATACCAGCAGCAAGTTCTTCTGCAAGAATAGTAGCAGGTGTGTGCTCATAACTCAAGTTTGTATTGATCTGAGTCAGTGCTTCACCAAACTGCTTGTAGGTTACACCGTTTTGTCGGAGAAGGTTGGCGAGCCCCAACATTCCGAGACCGACTTGGCGATCAGTCTCTGGAGGGAGGTATTCTCCGCTTGCTCCAACATCTGTTTTGCCGTGTAGTGCGCACAATTCGGACATTCCGTGAACAAACGCACCTTGAATGTCATTGAGTTCGCACTGGCCGAGGTTAACATGTTGAAGTAGACAGGTACCCCTTGAGGGCAGATACACTTCCAGGCAAACGTTACCCCGGATTCGATTTCCATTTTTATCGACCTTAGTTTTGTTAAGCCAAATATCACCCTTGCGGATGCCTTCTAGGAGCGCTTCTTTGATTTCCCTTGACGCTGCATTCCACCAAAGTTGGTTAATGTTGACACAACGCTTGATCCAAGGTAGATCAGACCTACTAGCAGTAATAAACTCAAGCACATCTGGATGACTGAGATCCAAATGACAAACGACAGCGCCATTCTTATAGACACCTCCACGACGGAGGATTTCGTTGAGGGTTGAGTAGATCTTAGCGAAGGATACAGGACCACTTGCTACGAGTCCTTTACCATTCTCAGCTCCTTTGGGTCGCAATTTGCTAAGGTGAACAGCAACGCCTGCACCGTATCGGAGTGCATGGCTAACGAAACGCCACGAGGCTTCGATTCCATTTTCTCCTTCCATCGTGTCTTCCACAACGAAGACGGTACAGGAGACAGGCAAGCGAGAGGTTGGGTCATCAATCCAGGATTGTACACGGCCAGTACGGGCAATAAGTTCTTTAGGTGGTTTAGACATGATTACACAAGATCAGTAAGGTTAGGGGGTTGGTAGTTTGGTCCCTTCAAGACCTTGCCATCTTCACGGTAAATAGGCTTACCGTCTTCACCAAGCTTAGATAGGTTACTCTTGTGCACACGGTCTAGTGCTTCATCAAGATCCCAACCAAGGTTAGCAGCATATTGATAGCAAACATAAACAAGATCAGCTAGTTCTTTGAGACAATCAGTTGCATTAACTGTAAGTCCCATGATCAATTGATTTTCTGCATCCAAAAACTCTTTGAACTCTTCAACGATCAAACTCCGTTGCATAGTCCGTGAAGCTGGCGTTGTACTGTTCTTCACCTGGAAAGCGTTCCGGAATTCGACGGCTTGCTGGAGAAGGGTTGATGATGTCATTTTCGAGTTCGTTTTGCAAGTAGTGGATAGCTTTTCGCAGGTCTTCACGTTTGCTGTCTTTATGCCCTGCGCGACAAATGTATTTAATTGCGTTACCGAGATGGAAGTTTAGTCCTTGATCTCGAATGAAATCCCAAACTGGGATGCTACCTCGTCGATAGTAGCTTGGTCCGTACTGGTCGGTGGTGGCCATTTTGAAACTAAGTTAGATACGTTGTTGCTCAACACAAAGCATTGTCGTTGAAGAGCAAGGTATAGAGTGATGATAGCATCAATCTCACTCTTAGAACTATTCAAGGCATCTTCAATCTGACGCATCTTGAACTGCTGTTCCATTGTTAATTCCAACACTGGCGGAGGTGGGAACCCAGTGTCGGATTTCTTGAGTTGAAAAGTCATAGTCTTCTGCTTGAAGGATCTTTGCTAATCGTGCATTAAGCAATGCAACTGACTCATCGAGATCCTTCTCAGCAAAAGCATCTACAACGGTCTTCCAGTTAGCACCGTGTTCATCAAGAAGGGCAGCAGCACGTTTGATACCAATACCAGGTACGCCTGCATAACCGTCTGTTTGATCACCAGCCATCGTCTGGATTAAATGCCAACGATAACCTTCTTCTGGTGTAATCGTTACGATACCATCAGATAGGTCATACAACTCACCAGGAATTTGTCTCATGTCCTTATCGGGACTGCAAATAATGTGTCCAGGTTCTTTGGTGGCGTAGATACCCATTGCATCATCAGCCTCAAGGGTAGGCATTACAACAACGTTGTACTCTTCCTTGAGTTTATTGATGACCCTTTTGTAGCCACACGGTTTCTTTCGATTACGGTGTCCTTTATACGCTGGGTCAAGAGATTTACGAAAGTTGATACTATCAGAAAAGAACAGAATAGAGTCATCAAAACATCCAAGGTCATTAGCGATGTTATAGAGTTCTCTTTCAACATAATCGTATGCCTCACTGAATCTGGAGGTAACGACGATAAGATCTTCTCCGAAGTCAATCTCGGTTTCAGTGGCGGCGCAGCATTTGTAGACAATGTAATCACAGTCGATTAGAAGGCTCACTTACCTTGTCCTCGCTTGAGCTTACGCCCATGCGAAGGAAGACTGCGAGTGCCATTGCCTTGTCGGGTGTGTTTATATTTTGCACGGGACTGAAATTCAACACGTCCCAGTGCGGTTTTAGATTTGACTGCCATAGTGGTGGTTAGTGTACATCTGCCCAGGTTTGACCTACCTTAGCTTCGGCTGCAATAGGAATCCTGAGATTATAATGCTCTCCTGCTGTGAGAGCTGAAATAGTTAGAGCTGATGATAGTGTATCAGCATAGTCAGGTGAACATTCAAACTGCAATTCGTCGTGTACGAATGCTAGTTGATGAGCTTTGATTTCACATTGGCTGATTACATTATGAGTGTGAACCATCCATTGCTTAGCTATAACACCTGCGCTCCCTTGGAGAAGGTAGTTAAGGGCTTTGTGGCTACCATCAACAGAACAGCGGCGACCGTCACACAAACTGATGTAACCAGATTCCGCCTTGGACTTAACCGCAGCAACCAGTTTCTCAAGTCCTGGAATTGCATCCATGTAAGCCTGGCGTATCTCAGCGCCTTTCTTTTTTGCATCTTTCTCCGATAGTTGTTGGTCGTAAGATAGTCCGATCTTTTGATCACCGGCTCCGTACAAAAAGGCATAGGTTACAGTCTTAACTAGACGACGAGAGATTCCTATTTTGTCTGCGTTGACTTGGTGGATGTCTCCGTTGAGGAGGATGTCTGCATACCGCCCACCGTCATACCTAGCAAGATAGTGAGCGAGCATACGAAGCTCAATACCAGACAAGTCTGCGCCCACCATGATGTAATCAGGTGACGCTGTGAATAGTTTTCTAAATTCTTCATTACTCGGAACTTGAGCAAGGTTTGGTTTACGATGAGCACATCTAAAGGTGTTAGTGGCTACTGAGCAGTGGTGGTGGATGCGATGATCGCGGACAAGCTTTAGCCAACCGTTGATGCCTTCAGATAACATACCAAGTTGCTTGGTTAGTTCAAGGCAACGGAAGAATTGCAGAGCTTCCTCTGTACCGATGTCCTTAAGAACAACCTCATCAATGGCAGTCTTACCGCTTGCAGTTACCTTGTCTGGTTTCCATCCGTGATGTGTAGTCATGATCCATGCGATGTGATCACGACTTGTTGGGTTGAACTCTTTTAGTCTAGTGAAAGTAGCTCCGGCGACATATCCTTGGTTTTTATTAGGTCGTTTAGGAGTAAACTCCGACCCTTTAACGTAAGGATACCTGTTGCGTAATAGCTGATTAAGATCCTCAAGCTCTCTTCGGAGAGTTGATTCAAGTTCCCATGCAGCAGGTTCGTTAAAGTACCATCCATGTAGTTCCTGTTCAGTGAGGATTTCTGCGACACGATGTTCTAACGTGATCCATTCAGGAATGGTTGAAAGTGTTTCCAAAGTTTAGTAGTAACAACAACGTCTTGTACCATATAATCCTGCATCTCTTGGCTCCACTCTTTCCAATCGGTATCCTTACCGAAGGAACCTTTGTACTCGCCTAATCTGTACCCATATGCTTCAAGTGAGTGACGACCATAAAGTTGTAGTGGCATCTGTTTCCACTTACGCTTTTGATCTGTCTTCAGAATATCAGCGTGACAAACACGGCTAAGCACCAGAGTATCCAGAACCCTACCCACGTTTTGAAACCAAGGATAGAGCTTACGGATAACAGGAATATCGTAGTTAATAATGTTATGACCCACAATAAGGCTTGCGTCTTCAAGACGTTGAATGCCTTTTGTGATTGGTTCTGTATTGCCCTCATCATTGTAGACAAGGGTCTGATTGGTTTCTGTATCATAGATGCCAAGGCAGTGGATGCAGGTAACATCATGCAGTAAACCGTTTGTTTCTAAGTCAAAGATAAGCGTCATTCCAGTGACGTATTACTCCAGCAACAATAAATAAGTTTGTGATGAAAATCATGAACTCAAGAAGGTTGAGCCTTTGGAGCAGCTTCTTTCCAGACATATGTTTTGTCAACGAACTGTGCTCGCTTGATTGCTTCAGGTGTAGGAGGATTTGGCTTCTTTGCATACAACCCAGAAGGCATATACAACACGTACTTCTCAGAAGTCTGTTGTTGGGTCGAAGTCGTCATTTGCTTCAGTCTCTTTGAATTTACAGGTGTTCAGATCATAGCTCAGTCGGCATGCGATGCCAACCTCGCCAGAATAGCGATTCTTAAGGACTCGCACAGTTGTGTCACTTCCACCAGATGTGCTCTGCTGGTTTCTTTCGAGTGCAATAACTCCGTCAGAGAGTTGTGCAATGGCCGCAGATCCTCGCAGCTGTCCCAAAGTGACGCGAGCACCCTCTTCGTGGTTTTGGTCACTTGATGTTCTCCGTAGATGAGAGACAAGGAACATTGCAACACCAGTACGTTCTACCAGTGAGCGCAACCTTGTCATGGTTGTGTCAATCATACGGCGTTCATCACCATCCAAACCACTAAGCAGGATACTCAAGTGATCGAGAAAGATTACCCTTGTATCAAGACCCGTTGCCAGGTACTCAATTCGGTTGTAGATGAGATCAGGATCAAAAGACCCAAAGCCGTCGAAAAGAAAAAGATTCCACTTAGCAAGAGTGTCTTGATATGCTTGGGTGAGAGTAGATCGGTCATGTTCTCCAATGTGTAATGATTTGCCAACAGCAGCGGACATCAGTCCGAGAGCTGTACGACGGTTGGATTCCTCAAGAGCCAAGTAACCGACCCGTTCGCCGTCACGTAACAGGTGAGTTGCGAGTTCACGACAGAAGCTGGACTTGCCGATACCAGATCCAGCAGTGATTGTAACAAGTTCTCCATACCGGATCCCGTGTAGTTTGCTTTGGATTCCTTGAAATGGATACTCATGATCAGCGGATAGTGTTGGTGTTGTAACTAACTCTAGAAGGGATTTGCCATCTACAATCCCATCTGGACGGTAAGGTTTCGCGTCCCAGATTGCTCTGCGTATTGACTCCGTGTCATTGGCTTGTAAGGCATCTGAGGCATCCTTGTACGCCTCCAGACGGGCGATCTTTGTCTTGCCAGGTGGTAAGATCCCTGCCGCCTCCTCCGCTGCCTTACGGCCTGCGTCGTCATTGTCGAAGAACAAGACAATCTCCTCATAACCCTGGAGCCATGGGATAGCCCGTTGAATCGACTTCCTGGCCGCTGCGGCACCGCTAGGTAGAGATACCATCTGCCACCCCGGCATAGCCTCTTGACATGAAGCCGCATCAAGTTCTCCTTCGGTGATAACGACTCGTTTTCCAGTGGCGGGAAACAAATGTTGTCCAAAGAGACAGGTAGGTGGTTGTCCTTCATAACGAAAGTCTTTGTCTTTGGTCTTGGTCTTGCATCCAATCAGAATACCATTTTCATCGTGGTAATAAAACCTAAGTAGGTCACCATCACGATAAATCTTATACTGTTGACATACTTTCTCAGAGATGTTTCGTTTCTGTAGTCTAGTGGCTACACCTTGTAAGGTGATTGACATTTTATTGTGAGTGTGAATAACATCTTCTTCAGTGTGCCCGTAAGCGTTACAAGAAAAGCAGTAGGTATGCCCGTCAGTGTAGAGACTATTTGCATCACTACTGCCACAATTATCACACGGTAAATGCCTCACGAACTCGCTGCTCGATTCGGGTGTATTCATCTACTTGAAGTTGGTGGTATTTACGCCAGTCAGCGATAGACATTAGAAACCCTTCAACAAGGTTGTTACCATACTCAGGTTGATCAGCTTGTGCATCAGCCATAAAGTCTTGAAACTGCTCACAGTAATACTCAGGAGTTCCGTAAGTCATGTTAGCCATTCAATCGGGATGGAGTGGAATGAACAGTATTGAAAGCCGTGCTTTTCGCACCACTTTGCATAGGTTGTTTTAGATCCTTTGTAGATCTTATTGTAAGGAGCTTGAAAGACGAACCGAATGTCTAAGTCGGGATTCGCTTTCTTCACTGCGATCATCTTCCTGCGGTCTTCCTCCGTCAGTTGTCCCTTTGTTTCTAAGAAGACACCATTCGGTAAAAGGAAGTCGGGTGTGTAGTTGCATTGAAGAACGTAAGGAACTTTGGTTGACTCATATTCAAATTCTACCTTCAAGCTGGAGAGAAGATCAGCAACCTTCTCTTCCAAACCTGAACGGTATCTAGGCATCAGAAGTCGTCTTCAATCTCTTGGGTAGGAGTGATGTTGGGTTCAGAAGTCTTGTAGCCCTTTGTTTGACCAAAGAGAGCTGCCACTTCAGTTTCACCAAGATCGCCTGTGTCAACACCTGCAGAGGAACCAACCGAGACAACCTGGATTCCGACAAGCTTAAGACTTGTACCGTAGGTGACACCATCACGGAGGATGTATGGCTTCTGACGGAAGGCAAGCTTAACGGTGCTTCCACTATAGAGTGGGGTGGTGTCATCAGTGATCGGTGTCCCTTCTGTATCCACCACGGGCGGACGTGTTTCTTCATTCCAACTAAACTTAACTTTGTACTTACCGTCAGACACTTCTTCCCAAGGCTCAGGCTTCAG